AGTAGTTAGGCTGATATATGACATAGGCTACGCTATGGGGCAGGTGGCAGGCTTATGATTAGAGATTTTACCGTAGCAACTACTGCAATATTTGTTGGGACATACGTAGCTATTATGGCTGCTGTAGTGACAGTAGGGGTGTTGAGATGAGCTGCGAAGATGAGAAGTTAGAATGTGAATATTGTGATCATTGTCTGCCTATTGGCGAAGGTGATCATATTTGTGATAAAAATGGAGTTCCGGTTATCGTCTTGTCTAAATACGTTCCTACTGAAGATTATTTGTATTGCAAAAGAAAAAGAGCTACCGAAGTTGCAGCTTCGATAGCTCAGGGTGGACTGTAAATTTTACGAAGTTTAGCGTCCACCTTCATTTTAGCAAAAGAATTGGAGGATTGCAAGCATGGATAATTTTGATGATTTAGTATATTCGATTAGATATGAATTAGATGCAATGCAGGAAAATCTGAATAACACAGATGATTTGGACGGAAGCGAAGCTAAAGTAAATGTTTTGCTGAAATGGATTAAAAACAGTGCAAATACGATTGAAAATAAAATTGAAGATTGGGGCGTGTAAATATGAAACTTTATGAAATTAATCAACAATTAGAGCGGTTGCTAGAACTTGATACTGAAAGAATGGTAGATACTGAAACAGGTGAAATATTGACTGCCGAGGATATAGATCAGTTGAAGATTGATAGAGTAGAAAAGATTGAAGGCTGCCTTGTGGTTTACAAAAACAAAATGGCAGAAACAGCAGCCATTGAAGAAGAAATTAAAAGGCTGACGGAAAGAAAAGCTACCTTAAAAAATAAGGCGGAGTGGTTAAAAGGTTATGTAGCCTACGCTTTAAAGGGTGAAAAATTTGAGACTCCCAAAGGCGCAGTCAGCTACAAAAAAAGTGAGACAGTGGAAATTACCGATAAGGAGAAGCTGCCGACAGAATTTTTGAGAGTTGTTACATCAACATCACCTGACAAAGCGGCTATCAAGGCTGCGATCAAAGCTGGCAGTAAGATTGATGGGGCACAGGTAGTAGAGCATCAGAATGTGCAGATAAAGTGAGGTGGAGGACATGATTGATATATATACAAACTTAGCAACCCCGCCTACAGATGCTTTGAAAACAATCCAATCAGGTAATCTAAGGGGAAAAAGTGATATAAACCCACAATGGAAGATTGAAGCTATTACTGCTCAGTTTGGATTGTGTGGTATTGGATGGAAATTTGAAATTTTAGATAAGACTATATATCCATTAGAGGATAAGCAAATATTACTGTATATGACGGTAGCTTTGTTTATCAAAAACGGTGATAGTTGGAGCGAGCCTATCATTGGTTGTGGAGGCGACTTCATTGTTCAAAAATATAAAACTGGACTTACAGCAAATGATGAAGCCTTTAAGATGTGTCTTACTGACGCACTTGGTAACGCTATGAAAAACATTGGCGTTGCAGCAGATGTGTACAGGGGGTTTTGCGATGGTAAATATAGCGTTCGAGAAGAACGGCAATCTGTTGAACCATCAACCACTAAAACATCAAATAAAGCAGAACTGCCTACACCTATAAACCAAACTAAGCCTGCGTTTCCTGACGAAAATACTGGACCACAATTTTTGATGTGTCAAGAATGTACAGTTGAAATCAGCCAAAGAGTTCACGATTACAGCGTGCAGAAATTTGGCAGGCCTCTTTGTATGAACTGTCAAAAGGCAGTAGCAAAATGAAGTTGGAAGGTTTAGGGATTCATCAGTTAAATAAATTTTGAAAAGAGGAATTAAAAATGGAACAAGTATATGGGAAAAAAGTTGAAAGTTATCATGACAGTACTGATAATTATATCGCTGAAAATGAAGTCACTGTAACAATTACATTAAGCGAATATCGAAAATTGGTGCAGGAAGTGGCTACAAAAAAATATGATATCGACAGGGCGAACTCGGCAACGTACGAGGCAAAGCGCCAGCTGGAAAAATTTAAAAATCAATATTTCGAGGAATTAAAAAAAGAATATGGCGAAAATGCCGAAGATGAAGATTAACGCAAAGTAAGTGGGCGCAAAATGAAGCTAACAGTTAAAGGTTTACAGACGTTAAAAGGGATGGGATACATAAATTTAGTAGTACCTGTCCCTTTATCAGAGGAAGAAGAAATCAATAAAATCGATCCTGAAAAGCAGTATGTTGTAGAGGTCAAGCAATGGCGCAAAGGGCGTTCTAACGACGCTAATAAATACGCTTGGGTATTATGCCAAAGGATAGCAGAAAAGCTGTCAGAAGAGAGCTTTCACAGCAAGGAAGATGTTTACAGGAAGGCAATCCGGGAATGTGGTTACGGCAGAATATGGCCAGTGCCAACTGACGCTGTAAACAGAACTATTGAAATTTGGCAAAGCAATGGTGTTGGCTGGATAGCTGAATTGCTTGGTGAATGTCAGAACATTAAAGGCTATAGCAATGTAAGGGTATATTACGGTAGCAGTGCTTATGACACGAAAGAGATGAGCCGTTTTATAGATTGTTTGGTATCTATGGCAAAAGATATTGGTGTAGAAACAAGGCCGCAGGAAGAATTAGATGAGCTGATCAAGGAGTGGGGCGTTAAAGATGATTCCAAAAATAAAGAGGATAAGACTTAAGGGTAAAGCGCTAAAAAAACTCTGCGAGGAAGTATATCGGCGTGATGATTGTTTGTGTGTAAACTGCAATAGCTTTGTTGAGCCTGGAGTTAAGCCACACCACGAGCCGCTAAAGTCACAAGGTGGACAGGATAGGCTTGAAGATATGGCAATGCTTTGTAATGACTGTCATTACCTGCGCCACAATGCCGCCGAGGGCGTTGTAATTGGGCAAAAGGTAAAAGCGTATTTGTCTACAAAATATGACCATCAGGAGTAAAGTGCTATGAATACTGGGTTTATTGCTTTACATCGAAAATTGTTAGATAGTCCGATTTGGCAGGTTACGACAGTTGAGCAAAAGGTAATTTTAATCACTCTGCTTTTAATGGCAAATCACAGTGAAAAAAAGTGGTATTGGCAGGGAGAAGAATTTATTTGCCAACCGGGACAATTTATAACCAGCTTGCCTAATATCGTAAAAGCTTGCGGAAATGGACTAACAGTCCAAAATGTAAGGACTGCGTTAAAAAAGTTTGAAAATATGAATTTTTTAACAGACCAATCAACAAAGACTGGAAGGCTGATAACTATAGTAAACTGGCAGGTTTATCAAGGAAAAAGGGAAGTTGATAACAGACAACCTAACAGTCAGCTAACAGACGGTCAACAGACACCTAACAGACAACCTAACAGTCAGCTAACATCTAACAATAATGATAATAATATAACAATGATAAACAATGATAATAATAATAACGCACACGTACGCGAGCAAACCCAAAATGGATTAGAGGTTAACGGAAAAGAAAAAGGCTTTGAATTATTTTGGGAATTGTATCCGTCGAAAAGGAAAAAGCCTGTTGCAAGAATCGCATGGATGAATATGCGTGTACACTCTGAAGAACAGTATGCATTGATTAATGCTGCTGTTGAGCGATACAAAAAAACTAATCAGTGGCAGGAGGAGAACGGAAGGTACATACCTGATCCTGATACGTTTTTGCAGGATGAACGCTGGACGGATGAAATCAAATTACCGAAATCAGTGCAAGCTGCTGACAGGGAAGCACAAGAGAAAGACGAATGGATTGCAAAAAATAAGGAGCGCTGGGCAGCGATACCTCCAGAGAAAAGAAAATACAGACTGGCTTGTTTTATGGGGCTGGACTGGGAGGAAGTGAGGGATATGCCGTATGTTGGAACTTAGAGAGATAACGGCAGCTTATGAAGTGTGGCAGGCGGCGGGATTAAAGCCAAACTGGGGAAGCGAAGATGCAAAAAAAACTATCGAAAGGCAAACCCTGGAGCGTTATAAATACACAGACATTGAGATGTGGGGCGATACTGTTGATTATATCGCTGATAATAATAAATATTGGCCAACGTGGGCAGATATTAATAATACGTTATCAATCCTACGACAAAATAAGATCGGCGCAGAGAAGAAAGCTATTGAGCGTAATTCTAAAGCGGCAAATGAGTTTGTAAAGAAGCTATTTGCTGATCTTGCTGCCGGAAAAACATTTGGCGAACTACGGCAGCCAATAAGTGAGAAAGTTAGAACTGCAGCAAAGAGGATTTTCCCTGACGCCGATGATAGCTTTATAAAGCGTAATTACAACGATATCAGCTTTATCGCAGACGTCGAACGAAAATGCGCTGAATGTATTAACACTGTTGATTGCCCATACAGCGGACATCAACCGTTTTTGAGAGTAGACAAAGAAAGCGGATTTACTTATGTGGTTGCTGATCGTGAGCGGTGTTATAAATATCATCCGTTAGTGCCTGATGTAGTACCAAAACGGTCAACCCGTCGTCAAGGTGAATTAGCTAAAGTTTAAAGGAGCGGTAACTATGAAAATAAGTGCAAAAAAATTACAGGAGATTATAAAAAGTCACGGTAGATGGTTGCGAAACGAAGAAGGAGGGGAACGTGCAAACCTCAGCGGTGCAAACCTCCGCAGTGCAAACCTCAGCAGTGCATACCTCCGCAGTGCAGACCTCCGCAGTGCAGACCTCAGCGGTGCAAACCTCAGCGGTGCAAACCTCCGCAGTGCAGACCTCCGCAGTGCAAACCTCAGCGGTGCAAACCTCCGCAGTGCAGACCTCCGCAGTGCAAACCTCAGCGGTGCAAACCTCCGCAGTGCAGACCTCAGCGATGCAGACCTCAGCGATGCAGACCTAGATAAAACATATTATCAAGTTGTTAGAATTGGCAGTCGCCGAGGAACAACTACTTATTGCGTAGATGACGACAATGTCCTGTGTGGATGCTGGAATAACTACAAAGGTGGTACGCTAGAAGAATTTAAAACTCGTGTAGAGAGTGTATACGGACGTGAAGGTAATAATCCTAACGAGCAATATTACGATGAGTATATGGCGGCAATCACATTCTTTGCGGCAATGAAGGAGATGAAATAATGAAAATTAAAGCAACAACACCATGTTATAAATTCAGGGACGCAACACCGGAAGAACAGATTGCAAAAATCAAAGAAGAACTGGCTGAGGTGGAAGCTGCTTACATAGAGCTTAAAGAAATGCCGACAGAAAGCAGATTACTTGCTTTGCTGATGGAGATTATCGACGTTAAGGCTTGCTGTAACACGTTGATTTATCAACTTACGAATGATAACTTTGAAGCTTTTGTGATCTATGCCAAAGCCAAAGAAGCGGTTATAAGAAAAAATCTTGCAAGAGGGTACTACTCTACGCCAGAAGATATTGACAAGCTGAACACTAATAAGTCAGAACCATTTTGAGGTGAGATTATGAATTGCGATATATGCCATAAGGATACAACGGCGGGTAGTCACGTAAACAGAGGTCGATATTTTGAGGTGCATATTTGCCCGAGCTGCTTGATGTGGTCCGATGATACACGGGCCGTGAAGGCACGGGAGACAATTCAAAACTTCAAGAATTTGAGATCTTTGGAAGATATTAGTATAAGTCATGAAGGGACTGAAGCACAATGACTAAGCGTGAAACAGTATACACATTATTATTTATCTTTGCTGCAGGTTTCCTATGGCAGCTCGGTTGTGCTTTAGCTGAGGTTTTTGTAGAGTGGCAGATCTGGCGTTAATTTAAAACGGCCGCGCATACTAACTATATACAAGCATAAAGGGAAGTATACCCCTGCGGAGGTGATTAGCCCGTAGGGGGCGGCCTTTTAATATAAGCAGTTGATGAGATTGAGAGGACGATAAGACGATATGAATAAATTTAAGAAATACTGTCCAAATGTATGGGTGGCGGAATGCGAAGAAGAGTATGAAAAAGGTGACATTATTCAGCTTGAGACGAAATACGGAAAAGAAGTTGAATGCGAAGTTTATAACTTGGTGTTACAAAAAGATGATAAATATTTTTATTCTATTGTCCGAACTGATGAGCAAAGTTACGCAGAACGCAAGGCGGAAAGATACAACAACGCTGCCCTAAAAAATCAAGTGAAAAGCAATGATAAGTGGAGAGCGGCAGAGGAAGGTAAAGAATTTTTATCATTGGGGGAACCAATAAAAGTTGGACATCACAGTGAAAAACGACATCGTGCCTTAATTGAAAGGAACTGGAAACGGTGTGAAAAGGCTGTAGAACTTGCAGATAAGGCAGCTGAACAAAAGAGCAAAGCTGAGTACTGGGAAACCAAAACAAAAGAAATAACGTTAGCAATGCCCGAAAGCCTAGAGTATTTCTCAGCTAGACTTGAAAAAGCTGTTGAATATCATAAAGGATTGAAAGACGGAAGTATACCAAGAAGCCATTCATACTCCTTGGCTTATGCCAATAAAGATGTTAAAGAGCTAAAAATAAAAGTTGAAATAGCCAAAAAGTTGTGGGGATAAAAAAGGACGGTGAGATGTATGCACTACATTTTTAAATTAGATCCTAAAAAACCGCCATCACCGCCACCGGAAAGGAGTTCTATAGATTTGAGAGAGGATTTATCAGAAAAAAATACAGATGCCATAGAAGCGGCTATTATCATAAGAAATTATTGCGCTGGAAGAACCTGCGAAAAATGTTGCTTTGGTGATGTAAATAATAAGTATTGCGTTTTTACACAGCGAATTATTCCGAGTGAATGGAATTTAGGCTTTGCAGCAATGAAAAAAAGACAGGACGGTGAATAGATTATGAAAACAGTAATAGCAACAGTTATTGAAAAAAATGAGTATGAGATCAAACTAGACGTAGAAAATGACGCTACAGAGGACGAAATTAAGGATGTTATAGAAGAAGCATACATGGATGATGATCATAATATGGACATAGTTAATAATACTTATGATATAAAAATAAAAAATAGTAGGTGAATAGATTATGAGACTAATAGATGCAGACGCCCTGCGTCGGCGGAAAGAGTTGCGCTTCGGCTTAATGGCAGCAATCACTACTATTCAATTTTTAATAGACGAAACCCCTACAGTAGAAGAACGCAAGCATGGGCATTGGATTACTAAAAAAGCATGGCATGTTGAGTGTTCTGAGTGTCATTATGTTTCAGAATCTATTTGTGAGGTAAAAAAATACTGCCCGAACTGCGGCGCAAAAATGGACGGTGAATAATATGGAATTGATAGATAAAAATGCTTTAAGTATGGAACTAACAAATGAAGTGTTAAACGCTTATGCAAAGGCTGATTTTCGTTTTGCTCATGCGTTAAACGTTTTTCAAGGTTTAATAGATAAAGCCCCTATTGTAGAAGAACGTAAGCACAGGCATTGGGAAGGGGGCGGTGCTTATTACTGTTCTAATTGCAACGTATATGCCGCAACAGATGTATTTGGCGGCGGGTTGGATATTACTGAACAGCATTATTGTTATAACTGCGGGGCAAAGATGGACGGTGAAACCGAATGAACATACTAAAGTTAGAAAGAGCAATGGCTTTATTAAAACCAATCATTTGGAAAATGCCTATGAACGAGAAAAGAGAGGCTTATATAACTTTATTGACAGCTGCTCAAAAGCAGTTACCACAAGAAGTAAATTTGGTAGTCGAAGAGCATTTTATACCAAACTGTCCTTTTCCACAACAAATACCTAAAGGTTGGGCATGTCCTGTATGCGGACGTGAGGTAGATGATGATGCTCATTATTGCAAATACTGCGGCCAAGCTATATGTGATGATTGAAAGGTGTTGAGGATATGAGTAGGAGCAGAGAATTATTTCATTTTTGTGCGGCTATGGATGTTGAAAGTATTAAGCGACAGGGGCTTACGCTTGGAATGTGTCCTGTAGATACAAAGCGTGGAATTAGAATGATTAAAAAATGCCAGTGGCTAACAGTAAATTCTGATCCATCAAAACAGACGTGGGCAACAAGCCATGGGCTTAATTATAGCCGAACAGCTTATAGGCTACGCATAATAATTCCAGGAAAACATTTACGTAATTTGGTTGCGGCGGGAGAATTCGTAAAAGCGCTGCCGGTAGAAGCACGTTATTTTGTGGAAGATTGGCAAGGGTCAGAAGATTGGTACATCTATAGGGGAGAGATTCTTCCGCAGTGGATAAAAGAAATCGAAAAGATGGAGGAGCATATAAAGAATGATTGATGTAGGAGAGAATTTAGCATTATTAATTTATTTCGCAATTATGTGTGGTTTTTGTGCATATTGCTTTGGTCGGAGGTAGAATGAATAAATATCATGCTGTATATAAATGTGCGCTCTGTGAGACACTTTTACTATATGGAGATTCCCACGAAGTCCCATATGATGCGTTGCCTGTTCTTATAGGTGAAGTTATCAAAAACCAACAGTTTGCAGGAAATCCATAATTGTATGAAGCTCCCATGCAGATACCGCACAAGTGTAAAGATGGAAATTGTGGTATAGCATACTTTGCGGGTTTTAGAAAACAGGAGTGTGACAAACAATGAATGACAAAGCCTACTGTATCCGCAGTAACAAATTTATGGATAAACCATGTACTAACACTGACTGCGACCGACACGAAGAAAATGTACCACTTATAGATGATGATGGTAGCAGCCGGCAGTGGGCTAGATTTGAGCCGATTTAGAAAGAAAAGCTAGAAGGAGACTGATATGCTAATAGAACAGTTACGAAAGCATACAGAGTGGTATTTTTTGAATAGGAAATATATTCAAAAAGCTGTTGATGATGAAAGAGAGCAGCGTACTGCAAAGAAAGGGCATACTGGGGGTGGAGGTCATGCTTTTATCAGTAATCCAACAGAAACATCTGCACTAAAGAATATTGAACCGATCAAGATGATTTCGTGGGGACAAGGCCCTTATCAAACTATAGTAATAAATCCTGAAGCATGGCTTGAAGTAATAGCTGAGACATATAAGGTTCATAAGAAACAAGCAGCAGGAGATGTTATGTCCCAGCGTTATGAATATAATAAGTCGCCAGGAGTAATTGCTGGACTAAAAGGTATGAATAGAGATACTTACTACGAGCTTCGCGAAGAGTTTTTAAACGATGCTGTCGTTTTAGCACTCGAAAAAAATTTATTGAGAATTAAAAATGTATCCGACAAATTACCTGTTCTGATGAGTTAAAATAGTATTATAAGTAAGTAGGCTTACAACAAGCTTGGTGAAACGTTCAAGCTTAGCGCTTGGACATTACCCGTGTAGCTCAGATGGCAAGAGCGATTGACTTTTAATCATTTGTCGCAGGTTCGAGTCCTGCCACGGGTAGTTTGGCATAGATGGGGAACACCTATCCACGCTTAAAGGCGCGTGTGCTGGACAGGTAATCTTCCAGCTGCCGCCCTGCCGTTGGGGTAATACAGCGGCTTATTTATTGGAGTGTGATTAAATGTTAGTAAAAGAACTAATAGAAAAGCTCAAGGAAATGCCTCAAGAGGCACTAGTGATGCATGATTATGATTGTGAACTTGTTCCTGTAGATAAAGTGGAAACTTATCCATTTGAAGGAAATATAGCTGTGGAACTGTCTACAGATTGGAGTAAGAATAACGTTAGTCTACATGAATAATTCGGCGTTAAAAAGTCGATAAAACACGGTAATATACATCAAAGTTTAGCATAAAACTTAATATAAAGGCACTTAACTTCGGTTAGGTGCTTTTTTATTTGCAAAGGTGGTGAGGAGAGATGACAAGAGGAAGACCTAAGAAGTTTGATAACGTAACTGAAATGCAGAGAAAGATAGATGCATATTTTGAAAGCAGAGATAAAGACAATCTTGGATACACTATTACTGGGTTAGCATTAGGTTTGGGGATGACAAGAGAAACTCTTTTGCAGTATGAAAAAGAAAGTGAATTTTCTGACGCTATAAAAAAAGCGAAAACGAAAATAGAAGAATCGCTTGAACAGAGGCTGCTTGACGGGAAGAATGTTGTAGGCGTCATTTTTAATTTAAAAAATAACTTTGGGTGGAAAGATCAGCAGCAAGTAGAACATTCCGGAAAAGTAGATATAGTAACAGTGCTTAAGAAAGCCCAGGGACGAGTTGAGGGTGGTAAATCATGATAGAAAAAGAATTAATCGAATTTATTGCACAGTTTGAATATGACCCGGCGGGATTTGTGAAAGCCATGTATCCATGGGGAGAAGGAGAACTGGAGAATAAATGGCCGCAAAAATGGCAACTTGAGCTTATGGAAGAGCTTGCAGCCAGTATGAGGGATGACCCGTGCAGGCTTATCCGAAATGCAATATCATCAGGACACGGGATTGGTAAGAGCGCTGTAGTAGCGTGGCTCATTGAATGGGCTATGTATACCCGGGCAGATACAAGGGTAGTTGTCACAGCAAATACGGACACGCAGCTGCGGACTAAAACATGGCCAGAGCTTGGCAAGTGGCACAGGCTTAATATAGCGAGTGAGATGTTCGTATATACTGCAACGTCTATGTATAGCGTAGTAGAAGGTCACGATAAAAACTGGCGCGCAGACGCTATCCCGTGGAGCAAGAGCAATCCCGCAGCATTTGCAGGTTTGCATAATCAGGGTAATCGAATACTGCTTATTTTTGATGAGGCGTCTGAAATAGAAGACGTTATCTGGGAAGTTGCTGAGGGCGCGATGACAGATTCGGACACTGAGCTTTTGTGGCTGGTTTTTGGCAATCCTACTAAGAACATAGGACGCTTCGCGGATTGTTTAGGCAAAGAGCGTCACCGCTGGCATACGCGGAAAATAGACAGCAGGACAGTAGAGATAACGAATAAGCAGCTGCTCAATGAGTGGATTGAGACATACGGTCTTGAGAGCGACTTCGTTAAAGTTCGTATCTTGGGTGAGCCGCCGAGTTCGAGCGAGCTGCAGTTTATTGGACGAAATGTAATAGAAGCTGCGCAGTCAAGAAGCATTACGGGCAAAGACGTAGAGTTTGCACCTGCTATTATCGGCGTTGACCCAGCTTGGGGCGGTAAGGATGCAGCAGTTATCTATCTGCGTAAGGGGAACCTCAGCAAGCTGCTTTACGAAGAGCCGAAGAGTGACGATAATTTTGCTTTTGCTGAAAAGGTAGCTCTGTTTGAAGATAAGTATAAAGCTCAGCAGGTCAACATAGATTTTGGTTACGGTCAGGGCATTTATTCTGCTGGTAAATACATGGGGCGTAATTGGCACTTAGTAAATTCTTCTATTACTAGCAGAAATCATTATGCTAATAAACGCATGGAAATGTGGGACAGAATGAAGCAATGGCTTATTAACGGTGGCTGTTTAGATGAGCTGGACAGAGAGATTGCTGCAGAGCTTATGATGCCTGAAGCATATGTCAATGACCGTGGGCAATTACAACTCCAACGTAAAAGAGATATGCCATTTAGCCCTAACAGAGCGGATGCCTTGGCGCTGACGTTTGGACGTGAAATGAAAGTTAGCACGCCGGCGCTTGACCTGCTGAAAAGGAGCAGGCAGCAAGGCAGTGCAAGAAATTATAATCCGCTGGCAAAGCTTTAAAAGGAGGTGAGGGCAATGAGTGGATTAACAAATAAGTTGTTTGGTACACCTGCAACTGAGGTCCCTAAGGTAGCGGCAGCGGCTACAGATGTAAGCGGCAGGACGGACGGTACAAGCGCGCTTGACCAGCAGCGCAAAAACAAGAAGAAATTTAACTTCGCAGCAACACAGGGCAGCGTGACCAGCGGCGAAACATTCGGGGTGTAAGCGATGAAAACAGATGTAATGAAACTTGAAGAAGCAAAACGCATACACGACGAACTGTTCAACGCTAAGGATTACCAGAACTGTCTTGTAATGTGGCGCCGTATCCAGCAGTATCAAATACCTTTTTTAGGTGAGCTGGACGGACGGGACAAGATGATAAAGCGTGATGCAGGGATTATCGACGGGACAGCGTGGAGAGCAGCGCAGATATTTGCCGGTGGTATGACGAACGGATCTGTTCCCCAAACTGTGGAATGGTTTGATCTGCAGTCACGCTTCGCAGAGGATGACCAGACCCTGAAAGCTATTTTGCAGGACCAAAGGGATACGATTAATAAAGCGCTTAACGCCAGCAATTTCTATTCATCGATTTACAGCGCTAATCTTGAGCTTTCTTTTGGGCAGTCTCCGCGCGGGAGTTTCTTTATTCCGGAGCGAGGTATGGTGTTTGAAAATTATTCTATTGGCTCATACGCTTACGCACTAGATCCGTGGCAGGAAGTAACGCATTTTGCAGTCAAAAAGGAAATGAGCTTATCTAAGATAGTAAGTAAGTTTGGGCTTGAAGCGCTGCCTGAAAAGCAACAGCAGGAGTACAAGGACGGCAAAAACAGCGGCCGCCTTATGAAAGTCTACTGGCTTATGACTAAGAATCCTGCTTATGACAATAAGGCGTTAGGACCAAAGGGAAAACGCTATGTGTCGCTTTATTGGCTGGACTGTAGCGATAAGGAATTTATCCATGTAGGAGGCTTTGAAACCTGTCCAATTACAATAATGCGTTATCTTGCTATTCCTAATAGCGATTATGGCATTGGTCCCGGCTGGTTTGCAGACAGCGACAACAGGGTGATGTTTGACTTACTTAAAGCTGCAGCAGGAAATATGGAGCTGTTTTATAATCCGGCACTGCAGGTTCCTACAGGTACTGACACAGATTACAGGCCTGGTGCTATAACAGATGTAGATATGCAGCTTGGTAAAGTCCAGTCGCTGTTTGACATAGCGCCGGTGTTCGACAAAGTGTATGAGCAGGCGGCAATAAGGGAAGATAAAATCAACGCAGCCTATAATACGAATCTGTTTGCGATGCTTGAACAGCAGAAGTTTGATAATACAGGTCGTACAGCTTACGAATGGAGTTTGAGGCAGCAGGAGAAGATGCAGCAGCTCACACCGGTAGTTACACGTATTAACACAGAGGTACTGAGCCGTGATATAAAACGGGTCTATGGTATTTATACGCAAAACGGTGTTTTTGAAATGCCGCCTGAATACGACGGTATGGAGCTGGAAATCGAATATGTATCACCGCTGGCAAAACTGCAGAGGATGAGCGGAGTACAAGATTATGAGTCAGCGCTGGCAGCAATAGGCCAGACGGCGCAACTTAAGCCTGGCGTAGTGAATATGCTTAATGAAAGTGTGTTCCTGCGTAAGTGGATAGATGATTTGGGCGTGAAGAGTGAGATACTCTACACGGATGAGGAATACGCTGAAATTCAGCAGCAGCAGGCTAAGGCAGCCCAACAGCAGGAACAGATGCAGGAAGATATGGCGGTAGCGCAGGCGTTACCTAATGTCACACAGGCAGCGGCCAATCTTCAGGAGATGGCAGACAACGGCAGCGTAGCACCGTTGGATAATTTACTCAGCAGTTTGCGGGGTGGCGTATGATACCGACAAGAAATGTAGCAAAGATGAAAGAGCTGGATAAAAAGGAAGCCTGTAATGACTTTTTAAAAGCGCAGGCCAGAGTAAAAGACAAAGAAGCTTATGAGTTTCTGCTCAGTGATGAACGGGGCAGATGGTTTTTAACTAAGCTTATGGTATCAAATTATTATTATGCCTCTACCTTTACCGGTAACGCTGATACCTACCGAAAAGAAGGCGCAAGGAAAGCGGTGCTTGTGGTAACGGATGAGATACGCAAAATGGGAGAAGATGGAGTACTGCAGCTTCTTAGAGCTGAGGGAGAACGCTTCGCCTGGATACGCGAACAAGAAGCAAATTTTGAAAGGAGTTACAAAGATGGAAGAAGTAAATGACCTCAACAATAACATGAATGAGGAACAGCCGGCAGAACCTGTACAGGAACAGCAGAAGGAAACAGAGCCAGCACTGGAGATTGAAAAAGAGCCGGAGCAAGAACCTGCGTCTGAACAGGGGAAGCAACCTGAAAAGGCGGACGATAAGCCTGACCAAACAGTTGATGAGACTTTTGTAAAGTCTGAAATTATTGAGCGGTTAGGTGATTTGGCGACGCCGGAGATTGTGGCAGAGTGTACAAAAGAATTGAATGCTATCGGGATCACCGATCCGGAGATGGCAAAAAAAGCTCTCGATTATGTATGTAATGCGAGGGCTAATTTTATGACTGCCAATACCGAAGAAGCATTAAAACATTTCGGAGCCACGTTTGATAACGTAACGCCGGAATACCAAAAAGCAATCAGTGAGGCCAATGTGACTATGAATGCATTGGAGAGTAAAATCCCCGGCTTAAAGCAGGTCATCGATATGGCAGGCATTCAAGGCAATATTAAAATTATTCAGCTCATGCAGGCGCTGCATCCTCTTGTAGGAGAGGACGGTAACCTTATGAGCGGTGGCACTGGAGCTAGTAAAGCGGCTCCCAGTCTGGCCGACATTATGTTCGGCGACTTAAATAAAAAGGAGTGACTTAAATGGCAGAAGTAGTAGAAAAACTCAATCCAACAATTCATGACGTGATGGCGGTGCTGTCCCCTGATGGGCAGCTGAAAGAAAACGCTATCGTAAATCTTTTGGCTGAGACCAATGAGATTTTGGAAGATTCTGTAGTAGTAGAAGCTAACAACGGCGATAGCAACAAAGAAGTAATCAGTACCTCTCTACCCGGTGAAGCACTGCGCTATTACAATGACGTAATTAAACCGGAGCCTGGCAGCTTTGCTGCGATGACTGATTTCAGTGCGATGTTCTACCGTCCTGTAGTTATCGATAAGGCACTGTACGAGTTGAATGGAATGCGTAACCGGTTCCTGCTGGCACAATCCCGGCCGCAAATCGAAGCAATCAATCAGGCTATGGCCCGCAGTATGATTTATGGCGGTACCGCTGACGGTAAAGACCGTATGCTGGGACTGGCAGAACGTTATAGCACACTGACCCGTAAGACTGACGGAATCCTGCCGGAAACTTCGGAATATGTATTAGATGCAGGTGGTACAAGTGCTAATCTTACTTCTATCTGGTTCGTGGTATGGAGCTATGATAACGGCGTATATACTTTCTATCCCAAAGGATCTAAGGCAGGTCTGCAGCAGGGCGCCGTTGTTGAGGACGATACTATGGCAGTAGGTGCTGGTTATATGCCGGGCATCAAGACTTCTTTCAGCTGGGCTTCCGGCTTAGTTGTAAAAGATCTGCGTCAGGTAGTACGTATCTGTAATATTGATATCAACACAATTGAAAGCGGCAAACTTATCAACTTGATGATCGAAGCTTCTGAGCGTCTGCATAATACCAGCACTGGCCGTCCAGCGATTTATATGAATCGCAAAGTGAGAACCAAGCTGCGTCAGGATATTGTGTCTAATCGTCAGCTCGGAGCGATGTTTGATTATTCCACTGCCAAGCCGCGTTTGGAAGGTATCGAAGGTCGCAAGCTAATGACCTTTGATGAAATGCCTATCCGTCGTGTAGATCAGATCCACATGAACGAAGCGCGTGTTATTTAATATAGGCCGCATTATGCGGCCTTAACTTTGAAATTTATTATACGAGGAGTGATAGATTATGAAATATGATGTACAGGCAGCAAATGCAATCGCAGCTGATTATGCGGCAGGCGATTTGCCAAAGATTATTGATACTGGAGCCTCTTTCTCCAATACTATTTATCCTAATGCCCAATATGGAGTATCTCTTGATGGGTTGGCTACAGCTGACATAACTGTGACCGTCAGCGCAGGGAATACCGCAGAGGGCACAGATAAAAAAGAACTTTTTAAAGTTACGGTCAAAGAAGGAAGCCGGCTCGGTTACGCTCCTATTCCGACTATTCCGGGGCGTTACATCTTTGCATCTGCAGCAGGCGAGTACAGCGGCAAGATTACAGCAGGCATCGTCTACGGCGTTGCTTCTCCTTTGGGGGTTGGTTTAAATGTCTAAATATGTATGCACGAAATACTGTCAGGCAAGAATCAACGGGCAGATCAAGAATTTCAAGCCGGGTGATATGTGCGAATTTGCGGCTAAGGATATTTTTCCGGATAACTGTTTTAGGTTAATTGCTGGAAGTAAAGTAACTACTTCCAAAAAAGAAGATTAATAAGAGTGAGCGGGGTAAGTCCCGCTCTTTCTTCCAAAGGCAGCAGAAATGCTGCTTCTGGAAGAGGGAGGTAATAATATGCAGTATTCGATAGTTGATATATGTAATTTAGCACTGGTACAGCTGAAAGTACGGCCTATAATCGGTTTGAAAGACGGAACAGAAGAAGCTAGGCAATGTGACAAGATGTTCCCGTTTGCGTTAAGTCAGCTGCTGGCAATGAGTAACTGGAGCTTTGCGAAGATCAGAAGAACAATAAGCAGACTGGATGTGAAGACTCTTGATAAGAGCTACTTGCCAAAGGAGAAGCTGAACTATTTCAAATATCCAAGTGATGCGGTACGGGTCAGGAGCGTTGTGCTTGACGGCAGAGTATTTGAATGGGATAAACCTGAAAATGATAACGGTTATGAGATAATGAGCGTCAAAATAAAAGCGCCGCAGGAAGATTTATTCGTACAAGTATTTGCAACTAAAGCAAAACATTTGGAGATTGAATATACCAGGTACATAGACAATCCGCAGTTTTGGCCGCCGCTGTTCACGGAAGCGCTAGTCCGTTATCTAGCCTATATGCTTTCTACTGTAGTCAGTGGATCTTCTGGAAGTGCGGAAACGCAGTATCAGCTGTTTCAGCTTGCCTATGCTAAAGCGTCAGCAGGCAATAATAATGAGCGCAAGCAGACGCTGCGGCCAGAGCCAAAGATTTTTAGGGGGTGCTGGTAGTGTATAGGGATTTGCTAAATAATTTTACTGGTGGGATAGCTTCTCCTGATGTGCTGGCCCGGCTTGATATGGATAAATATAGAACCTTCTTGAAAGATTGTGTAAATGGAACGGTAAAGCCTTATGGCAGCATTTATAAGCGGATGGGGACAACCAATAAAGGTACGACGGCAAAGAATCATAAAGCAAGAATAATAGCATTCAGCCAGCCTACAACAGACTATATGTTGGAATTTACGGATTACTATTTAACAGTAAGATACAAAGGTGAAAAAGTCAGAGAACTTGAAGCTCCTTTTTCAGAAGCAAACATAAAAAAGCTTAAGTTTATAAAGTCTGCAGATACGATGTTTCTGGTCTGCGGCGACTTACCTATTTATCAGTTGAAAAAGGACGGCGAAGAGTGGAGCTTTGAAGAATTGAATATCAAGATACCGCCATTTGGTGAATTGGTTGATAATACATCTTCGGTACAGAAATACACGGCTCCGGGCAATTATATTTTTAAAGCGAAAGAAACAGGCTTGCATACAGTGACTGTTGCTGGCGGTGGCGGTGGTGGCAGCGGTGTAGCCAGGAAAGCAAGTGATAAGCAAAGTTCGGGTGGTAATGGTGGCCGTGGTGGTTTGCAAACTTTCGAGATTGAGTTAACCAAAGATGAATCTTTTGACATAATTGTTGGCGCAGGCGGCAAAGGCAGTCCTGTCCATTATGGAGCTGGCTATGGCAGCCCCGGCGGAGACGGCAGCGATTCAATTGCTTTTGGATACACGGCTAAAGGCGGCGGCGGAGCTACTGCGGCTTATTCGGCAGACCGTGGCGCAAAGAACGGCTCAGACGGTACAAGCTATGGCTATGGTGGCGAAGGTGGTGCCAAGGGAGTTGCTTATTCAGATGCAGCGTTAAATGGCAGCGACGGTTCGGACGGATGGGTAATAATCACATATAACTATGATGAGCAGACAGTACTTTATCCGAGCGGAACATCCGGAATCATAACGCTTACATCGAATCAGCCGTTTTTTGAAGAAAACATGGTTGGTGACAGTATAAAACTGTATCAGGAAATTGCGACTAAAACCGCTGTCAATTCTTCCGGTGGTGAAGGAACCGGATCAGCTTTGTTTGTTGGTGACAGTTGGAGCTTGCGGACTTCTGGTATATGGAGCGGCACTGTAACGCTTATGCGATCTAAAGATAATGTCGAATATATTGATTATGCGACATATGTCTCTAATAACGATGACTATAACGCCAGTGATAGTGGTTCGGTTGACCGCGAAGATGCTTATTATTTCAAAGTGAAGTTTGCGATTACCAGTGGTACATGTACTGTAACGCTTACTAGCTTCAGCTATACTGCAGAAGGGATAATCAAACTTACAGAGATAACAAGTGATACAGAGGCGATAGGCACGCTTATACGTTCACTCGGTTCTACGGACAGTATAGACGAGTTTGCATTGTCTGAATTTAGTTCAACGAAGAAATATCCTTCCTGCATAGAATTTTTTCAGGATCGTATGGTGCTGGCCAATACAGACAGCAAACCTAATGGTCTTTGGTTGAGTAAAAGCAGTGATTATACTAATTTTGATGAACAGATAGAAGATGGGACTTTGACCGATGACAGCGCTATTAATACAAGCGTTATAGCCCGAAATGATTATGCAATAAAAAATCTGATTACGTTTCAAGATCTGTGCATTTTCACAGGTGAAGATGAGCGCATTATTTCAGGCTCAAGCGTGGTAACTCCGGCGCAGATCAGTATCAATACCCAAACAGGTTGGGGCAGCAGTGAAGCTCATATTCCGTTCGTAGCGGATAATAGAGTTCTGTATATACAGAGCAACGAAGCATATATCAGGGATTTTTCTTATAACTATGCTATGGATCGTTATGATGGAACAGAGCTGACTTTGATGGTTCATCATTTGCTGAACGGTAAAAAGATAGCTGATTACACCTATACTAAATATCCGGATAGTTTGATTTATCTCATCCTTGATGATGGTTCTATGCTTTGCTTGACTTATATGCTGCAGGAAAAAGTTTTCGGTTGGACGAGGTTTAGCACGCAGGGAAATTATATTGCAGTAGAGACGATAAAGGAAGATGATACAGACGTTATCTATTTCGTTGTAGAGCGTGACGGTACTTACTATATAGAGCGTCAGGAATTGGACCAATATACTGAAGATCCAGCCGATTATTGTATGCTGGACAATGCAGAGATATTTGAAAATAACGACGGCTCGAATATAGTTATTGAACGTTTTGCCGGTAAAACTGTATGGGTAATGACCAGCGGTGATATTTTCAACGTTAAAGAACAGGTCGTTGCCAATGATGGAAAGATAGAGATAGAGCCACCATTAAGCGGTGTGTACTCTAAAATAATTGTTGGGCTTGGGTATGAGTTTTCTATGACTATTCCTGAGACACATACAACGATTCAAAAAACAGGCAGCATAGTAGATCAATCACGGTGTTTGAATTCTACTGTAGTCCGTTATTATCTGAGTTATTCCGGTTATGCATACAGTAGAAGTAAAGATAGAGCTGTTCCTTTGATTAGTACATTGGATAACGGAGGGAAAAGCCAGCTTGACGAAAATTTCGGTATTAAACTGTTAAGCGGAACTCAGACAGTGACACTTGACCAGAACAGCGCGAGAGCAGATGAGCTGACGATATTCAGCGAAGAACCGTATACATTGAGAATAATGTTCGTAGCGCGGGATGTGGATGTGAACATCAGATGATAAAGATAGAGCCTTATAGCGAAGATATGTATGAAGATGTGGTCAGGATATTTGCCAAAGCCCGTGTGAATGACAGGTTGATTTTTGGCAAAGATACTGAAGCGGCAGTACAACTACATATTGAAAAATCATGTGAGATGAATGTGGTATACATTGATAAAGAACCAGTCGCCATATTTGGGCTAACAGACAGGTTACCGATGGGCGCTTATAGATATCAAGCATATATAGTAGGTACTGACAAGCTGTTTGAATGCAAAAAAAGCTTTGTAAGCATTGGCAGAGAAAGGATAAAAGGCTGGCTTGAAAAATACTGTCGGCTTTATATTATGACTTGGCATTTTTATGAACAAAGCTTTACCATGACAAAAGCGTTCGGGTTCAAGTTAAAAATGAACCTTGGCGATTTTGATATTTATGTGAAGGAGAGTGTGTGATGGGGGCATTATTTGCGGTAGGATCAGGTCTGATGACCTATATGTCAGGTAGGCAGCAGGCAGCAGGCTATGATGCTCAGGCACAGATACAGGAACAGAATGCGGCTATAGCAGAACGTAACAGGCAGACGGCAGCTGACCAAGCGGCTCGGCAGCAACAGGAAGCTCGGCAGAGGTACAACCTGATACAGGGACAGAATACTGCAGCGCTTGCTGCAGGTGGTCTTGAATCCGGGAGCAGTTTAGGCGCAGCATTTGGCCGAGCAAATGCAAATGCTTTTGAAAGAGACTCTCGAACGATAAATGAAAACCTGGCAAACGTTGACCTTAACTATCGGCAGAATATATATAATGCGCAGGCGGCGGCAGCGAATTATAGGTCTGCGGCGAAGATGACAAGGAAAATGAGCTTGCTGGGAGGGATTATGACGACCGCACAGGGGCTTTACAGCGCTTCACTTGGAGGCAAAGCAAGTAAAGGCTCTGATAACTTTAGCCTTGATCCATATACTTTGACTAATGCAGGTCGTGGCAAGTCGATGACATTTGGATTTTATAACAATAAAAGGCAGGGCTTTTAGGAGGTGATAATGTGAGCGTAACAACTACGGCGACAAAAATAAGCTATGAGTTTAAACCTGATACCTCATATTCTCTGCCATTTGAATATCAGAGTGCAGATGACGTGAAGGTCAGCTATAAAGACGATAAGGGCAGCGAAGTGCTTTTGAATTATGGCACGGACTATACTGTAGAAAACCTTATTGTTACTGTGTCCGCAAGTTTACCTGAAGGTACTGTTTTAAACTTTTACCGTAATACGGATATAGTACAGCCAACAGTATTTCCGCCGCAAGTGCTGACACAGGCATATGAAACTGCGATAGATCGAAATACGATGTGTATTCAGGAAGTTAAAACAGATTTCGGCGAACTTCGTGAAGAGGTCGAAGACTTTGAGAAAAAAACAAATGAAGAGATTGACCGCTTCGAATCTGAGGTTACTACTGAAATTGAAAACTTTGAAAAAGAAACAACTGAAAGAATTGAAAAGTTTGAAGAAAATGCCGAGAAAGTAATCAATCAGGCGCAGGCGAGCGCTGACGCAGCAAAGGAATCAGAGAAGAATGCAGCAGAAAGTGCAGAATCTGCAAAAAAAGATGCAGAGAAAGCAGAAGATGCAGCTGACCGTGCAGAAGATATTTTACTACGTTTTGAGAGCGGAACTATAACAAAAGAGTTTACTGCGACAGATGACAGATGGACTGAAAACAACGGCATGTGGCGTCTTACAATGGCAATGGGTAACAGCAGGCTTATAGGCGTTTACAAGGAAGTCAAGAAGCCTCAGTATGAAATGGTACTGACCGGCGTTTATATGGACGCTGAAAATGTGATTGTCGAAGTGCCTGAAAAGTTTGCAGGCATCGTTATACTGGCGTCGCTGACAAAAAAGACTGGTGATAAGGTCTATGTCAAAAACTTTACGGAGGAAGATTTTGCAGAGGTTGGCAGTGATTTCGTACTAACCATATCCGCTGAGGAACACCAGGCAGGAAACAGTCCGGTCATTGTCAGCTTAACACAAATAATTGATGGCGTTAGTTATCCTTACTATGCTAATGCCGGAGTAGATAATAACGGTAACGTTGTTATAAATGTGAGCAAAGCGTTCACAGGGAAAATAATATTAGATGGAGGTTACTTAGAATGAGTGTAGAAAAAATTGTCACTGGAACTTTAGCAGAGAGGGACGCTAAGATTAATGCTAATTTTGAAACGTTGGATACCGGTAAACTCGGTAAAACTGAAACTGCAGCTGCTGCCGCTAAACTAACGACTTCTGCCGGCAGTACAACACAGCCTGTATATTTTGATGGTGGTGTTCCTAAGGCTTGTACTTATGGACTTAACAAAACAGTACCGGCTGATGCTGTATTTACGGATACTGTATATACACTGCCTACTGCATCTGCTAGTGTTCTCGGCGGCGTAAAAATAGGTTCTAACGTAAATATCGCTAGTGGTGTTATTTCAGTAAATGATGCGTCTACTACTGCAAAAGGTGTTGTGCAGTTATCAGACTCTTTGAATGATACTAGCGTGACATTGGCGGCATCTGCACACGTTGCTAATGTTTTATACCAACAGGTGAATCTTAAAGCCCCGTTAGCTTCCCCTGCTTTGACAGGCACACCAACTGCGCCTACAGCGGCGGCATCTACCAATAATACACAGATTGCAACAACTGCTTTTGTGCAGTCGTTGGTTAATAGCAAGATAGCGGCGGCAGATGCAATGATTTACAAAGGAACTATAGGTACTGGCGGTACTGTTACAGAATTGCCAACTACTCATAGTACTGGTTGGACTTACAAGGTTATTACTGCTGGAACATACGCAGGACAAACTTGTGAGGTTGGAGATATGATTATTTGTCTGAATGACGGCACTGCGGCAGCAAATGCAGATTGGACTGTAATTCAGACTAATATTGATGGAGCAGTGGTAGGACCTGCTAGTGCTGTGTCAGGAAGAATTGCCACGTTTGATGGCGCTACTGGTAAGGCTATCAAAGACAGTGGATTTACTATTGCTACATCTGTTCCAGCTAACGCTAAATTTACAGACACGACTTATAATCCTGTCACAACAACTGCTAACGGCTTAATGCTTGCAACTGATAAGACAAAATTAGACGGTATTGAAGTTGGAGCTAATAACTACACGTTACCTGCTGCTACTACAGCGGTTATGGGCGGTGTTAAGATTGGCGCAAATATCACTAATAACGGCGGTACAATTGCTGTTACTAAAGATAATGTTGTGGCGGCATTAGGATATACTCCGCCTACTTCTGCTACTACAGTAACCAAAACTGAATTTACAGCAAGTAGCGCCAACTGGGGAACATTATCAAACGGCTACTATCCATTTACCTTGGCAGCTTCAGGAAAACACTTCCTTGGTATGTATCGTACTAATGGCAGTACCTACGAGAGTGTTATGGTAGACGTAGTTGAAAGTGGCAGTAATATCATAATCCAAAGTACGGAGAAGTTTGCCGGCTTTGTTCTGACGATTTGAGGTGAGGAAAAATGGGACTTGAAGGAATAGTAACAGTTGAAAAAATAAGAGCTGCAATTAACGCATCACTGTCAGGACTGAGTAATTCTAATGCAACGATTACTATAACAAAGAACGATGGTACAACGAGTACTATTACTATTAACAACGTAGCTAATGCGACTACCGCAACTACAGCAACAAAACTCGGGAGCAGCACGGTAGG